TAAAGATATGGCATTTTTAGTTTCGCCTGGCGTACATGTCAGAGAGATTGACCTTACAAATGTTGTCCCATCCGTACAAACTACGATTGGTGCAATTGCGGGCCCATTTGCAAAAGGCCCAGTTTCTTCTGTTACTACGGTAGGTTCAGAGGAAGAATTACTACAACTTTTTGGTAAACCAAGTAGTACGAGTAATCAGTTTGAAACTTGGTTTTCTGCTGCAAATTTTTTACAATATTCAGATGCGCTTAAAGTTGTTCGTTGTGAATCAGCAGTTTTAAATGCTGGTGCAAATAGTGGTATTCTCATTCGTGATGATGACCATTATCTTGCAAGTTTTTCAACAGGACAGGGTTCTCATGGTGAGTGGACTGCCCGTACTGCTGGTACTTGGGGTAACTCAATCGGCGTACAGATTTGTGCGACTGCAACAGGATACGAGCAAGTGGTTGACACATCAAATCAACTTGTTGCTGGTGCTGGAACGGCTGGCGCTAATACAATTACGGTTGATAACGCAGATGAAGCGGGGCATGCATTTAATGTAGGAGATATGATTTCTTTCTTTTCAGATACTTCTGCTACAGTGCCAGTTGATGAATTTAATGAATATGAAGTAACAGCTATCAATACAACAACTAATGTATTAACAATTCGTCTAAAAGATGATCCAAATGCTGGTGGTTTGCAAAATGCTATTGCAGATAATTCGTATATAAGGCGGAAATGGAAATATCACGATTTGTTTGCAAATACCGTTGGACAATCTCAGTGGTCAAAAGATAATGGCCGTGGTATTGGTGATGAGATGCACATTGTTGTTTATGATACAACAGGTGATATCACTGGATCCGATGCTGATGCTGCTGGCCAGAGAACTTCTAGTGTTCTAGAAGTCTATGCAAATGTGTCAAAAAGTTCAGTTGCTAGAACTGCTCAAGGTAATAGCAATTACTATGCAGACGTAATTTTCAGAGAATCAAATTACATCTACTGGACAGATCATGTTTCTGGTGGTACAAACTGGGGAACAGATACAACTACTACTTATACAGTTTTACATCCAATTACAATTGATTCACTTAGCGGAGGAACAGATGATCATGCTGTAACTGCTGGTGAACTGGAACTTGGATATGACAAGTTTGCTGATACAGAATCAGAAGACATCAATCTAGTAATTGGTGGTAAAGGTGGTGGTGCTGGTGATACAGCTGCTACTCAAGACACTCATGTAACAATGATTACAGACCTTGTTGAAACTCGTAAGGATTGTGTAGGATTTGTTTCTCCATATCGTTCTGCAACGGTTGGTATTGCAAGTACTACAGCAACTTCTGCTAGAGCAGTCAATAATGTAAAAACTGCATTTGACCTTTGCCCTGCATCATCTTATATGGTATTTGACAGTGCATATAAATATATGTACGATAAGTACAATGATGTATATCGACATGTACCATTATGCGGTGATACTGCTGGACTTTGTGCATATACAGATGGTGTTGCTGATCCTTGGTTCTCTCCTGCTGGTTATAATAGGGGTTCTGTAAGGGGTGCAATTAAATTATCTTTTAATCCTAAAAAATCGGAAAGAGATATTCTTTATCAGGCAAGGGTTAACCCTGTTGTTAACTTCCCAGGCCAAGGAGTAACACTTTTTGGTGACAAGACTTCTCTTGCAAAACCAAGTGCGTTTGATAGAATTAATGTAAGACGATTATTCTTAGTTCTGGAAAAAGCAATTGCAACTGCTGCTAAATTTCAATTATTTGAGTTCAATGATGAATTTACAAGAGCTCAATTCCGTAATTTAATTGAACCTTTCTTGAGGGATGTACAGGGAAGAAGGGGTATCACTGATTTTAAAGTAAAATGTGATTCCACTAATAATACAGGAGAAGTTATTGATAGAAACGAATTTATTGGTGATATCTTTATAAAACCAAATCGTTCTATTAATTTCATTACACTAAATTTCATCGCAACAAGAACTGGTGTCTCGTTTGACGAGGTAGGAGGCTAGCCATGACAAGTATTAATGATTTTAAAGCTAATTTAATCGGTGGTGGTGCTCGCGCTAACCAATTTAGGGTAACGATAACTCCACCTTCTGGTATTGCCATTGGACTTGATGTTCGTAGAACTTCTTTTATGGTTCGTGCTTCAAATCTTCCAGCACAAACACTTACTGAAATTGCAATTCCATTTCGTGGAAGGCAAATTTATATTGCTGGAGATAGGTCGTTTGATGATGCGTGGACTTCAACTTTCATGAATGATACAGATTTCATGGTACGTAATGCCATGGAAAGATGGTCAAATGGTATTAATGATCTTGCTGAAAATACAGGTGTCATTGCACCTTCAGATTATCAAACTGATTTAACTGTTGAACAGTTAGATCGTGATGATGTAGTTCTAAAGAGTTATATTTTTAGAAATGCATGGCCAACATCAATTGCTGCAATTGAATTAACATCAGATCAAGCAGATGCCATTGAAGAATTTGAAGTCACATGGAGATTTCAACACTTTGAAGCTTCTGGCGTAAATTTCTAATTGTATACCTACTAAATAGTCATAACTAGTAGGAGATATTATGGCAGAACTTTTTGGGTTCAGTATACAGAGATCAACAAAGGATTCGGGTGGAGAAAGAACATTCTCCACTCCGACACCTGATGACGGTACTATAGATGTAGCCGGTGGCGGTTTCTTTGGACAAATACTTGATACAGATGGTAGAGAACGTACCGATTTAGATTTAATTCGGCGATATCGTGATATTGCTCAACAGGCAGAATGTGATACTGCTGTTGATGATATTGTAAATGAAGGTATTGTCGCAAACGAAAACGATCAAGCAGTACAAATTACATTAGATCGTTTACCTTATCCAGAAAAAATTAAAAGAAAAATTAGAACAGAATTTTCTGAAGTTCTACGACTTCTCAGTTTTGAGCAGAAAGGTCATGATATTTTTCGCCGTTGGTATGTTGATGGTAGAATTTTTTATCATAAAATTATTGACAGTAAAAAT